GTATCGAAGCCATCCCATCAAGCGTTGCCAACGCGGATTTAAACCCGGCAGCATGACCGGCGTGGTACGCCAAGTCCGCTGGGGATGAAATTAACCGGTCACAATTCTGGATGTGCAAGTTCCGTAAGTGGTAACGTAACGTAACTCCCACATCGCCCGACATGAATGTCTGCAATTGGCTTGCATGTCCGTTCGTCCACTCAGGAGGATCAGACCACTGCAACACCTGGCGGAACTGCTTCCATTGCCGCCATCGGTTCTTCAATCGGTTCCACATTTTCTGGGTTCGCCTGCTGCGCCTGCTCAACTACCGCTTGCTGCATCTGGGCGAATAAATTCTTCAACTCCTGCTCCACCTGGCGACCGGTCTTCGGGTCTGCTTCTTTCAGCTTCTCCAAATGTTCGCCGATGTGTTGCTCCAAAAATTGTCCTTCCGCCGGTTCCGGGGGTGCGCCTGTGTCGGCTCGGTTGGTGATGTAAGCCATCACCGTCTGGATGTGGATCAAGTGATCGTCCGAGTCTTTCACCAACGCCGGGAAACCCAATCGTAGGAACGTGATCTCGTTGGCTTGATCCTCCGCCTGGGTGGACTGGGTCAGCATCGGATCGACGTAAAGTCGTTTGACCAGTGTTGCATCGTCACTTTCCAGGATCGTCTTTCGCAATTGGCCTTGGTCGATGTACGGGTCATTCGCAAACATCTGGAACCGGGTGATGGCTTTTTGCATCAAAAGCTGTTTATTCACCCCATCCGCACTTCCGGTGGGCTGAATGTTGTACTGCTCATGCAACGCCTCCTGGGGGATCTCCTGCGCCGTGTCGAGGTACCAGTAATTGAGGCTCGATTTGTCGTATTGCAGCAGGATCGACCAACTCATCCGGTACAAATTACCCAACGCAATGCGGAATATTCGCATCCTCAGATCGCTCGATTGCTGGTAAAGGCCGCCAATCGCTTGAATTTCGGTCGCCGTGCGTCTTTCCGTATTCTGTAAAGTCTGCGTCAACCCGAAATCGGGGGTGGATACCCGGTTCTGCGCTATCTCGCGCATGATATTCATCTGGGTATCGAACGAAATCGGGGGGGATTGGTGGGCTACCGGCTGGATTCCATACGGTAAAATGCTCCCAGGTGTCAGGCGGAGGTTGCCACTGTTAGGCATATCCCGCTCTGCCCGGTATAACGGTCGATTGAACAGCGTCATGCAGTCCATCTTCTCGTTTTGTAGCTTCGTAAGCTCGGCCTCGAACACCGCTTGCAACTCGACAACGCCTCGCGACGAGTAAAATCCCGGGTCTTTGATCTCGTAGTTGAACGCGATAAACGGTGGCTTGCCGTGGTTGTACGGAACCTTCATCGGCGGACGAAGATCAAGATCGGGGGAGGTGGGGGAGTAGGTGCAAATGATCCACTGACCGGTGTCCGGGCAACGGTGGTAAACCTCCCACACGATGATTTTGTCCTGCTCCGGGAATGTCAGTCCTTCGCGCTCATACTTCGCCGCCTCGGTGTTCATGTCACCGGCATCTGCGTTGTAGCTCCCGATGATCTGGTCGAGGATCGCTTTGTCCTGCTTCAGATGTTTCTGCCGCTTGTAGGCATCAATCGAGTAGACGCTGATATGACAAATCCGGTCAGCGTCTGCTATGTCCCGAGTCCAGGCGGGTACTACGAAATGCTGGGGATCGACGGTGTAATACTTCAGCCGTTTGGAGGTGTAATCCCATAAGACTTTCAGAATGCCGGTGCCGCACATCAGCATCGAATCCACCGCACTCAGCACCTCGGTCTCCAAATTCGTCCGTTGCTTGATCCGATGATCGAACCACTGCGCGGCGGCAGTCGTAAACTCGGCTACCTGGGGGGAGGTGGGAACAAACTGGGCAATCAGATCAGTCGCAAACAACTGCTGGAAGTACGCCGGTTTGAGTTCGCTGATCGTCGTATCGACCAGCGGGAAATGAACGTCAGATGCCCCGGGCCACGGTTTATTCTTCCGCCTCAACCCGTGGTGGCGCATCTCGTAGAACATCCGTTGCCGGGTGTCCCACACCGAACGATCAGCTAAATCCTGTAAAACTTCCGCGTTTAGTTTATCCCGACTACGCATTTAAAATTCTTCTTCCTCCTCCTCCTCTTCCTCCTCGTCGCAACACCATCCCATCGATTGGATCGCGAAGAGCGTGCAGTACATCTGTAACCCCCCGATGAGCGTTGCATCGGTCAAGTCAAACTCCTCCTGATATCGAGAGAGTAACGCCTCCAGATCGTTGCAAAATGCGTTGAACTGTTTCTCGGCGGTCATGCCCCCGGGGAGAGTTATCGCTTCTTTGAGTTCAGGCCGTACTTCTTGCCGCCTGCCGCTTTACGCGGCCCGGAAGCCATCGCCCGCCGACCAGACGCTGATACGTTTCGCTTCAACCCAGCACGCGCTCCGCGCCTCGCACCGAGTGATTCGTCCTGTCGGGACTTGTAGCCTTGTTTTTTCGCTGCCATAAGATGATTTATTTTAGTGCGTAAAAAAACGCGCCCGATTGGGCGCGTCAAAATCACTTACTGGCAAACTTGTTGTGAGGTAACTAGAGGTAAGTCATCGCTCGGGTGATTAGCTTCTGAGCGGAGACCGGGTTCTCGGGTGCCGCGTTCCTCGCGTCATCGAGTAGCTTCTTCGCCCGGCCCAACTGCGACTTGAGCGTCAGCGCATAGGTCATCTGGTCTAGTGCCTCCTCAATCAAATCATCGACCAACGGCACCCGCTCCCACAAATCCCCGCCATGCTCCGCCTGACCAACCCGGTACTTGGCATCGACCTGTTTTGCTATCGCCTGCTGGATTTCGGCCAGATGGTCTTCCTGTGCTAACGTCATTCCAAACTAGCTTTCTCCAACTCGTATTCGTAGGAAATTATTTTTTGTAGCAACGACTGGACGAACGTCTTGGCCTCGGGGCTTGCGTTGTACGCATCCTCGAATCCGCGCTCATTCCCCAGGATTATCTGCTTCGTCGCGTCCAGCTTCCGGGGCACCGTTGTCTGACATCCGGTCATGAACCCAATCGAGCTTGTCACGGCGACGAGCGTCAACCAGTTCTTCCAGCTTCTTCTTTTCGACTTTTTTTCCATAACCAAACAGTTCTTTTATCAACTCCAAAATCGCTCGTATTATCCCCAATGCACTCATCCCGTATTTAACCCCATCGACTCCCGCAACTTGTTGTCGCCACTCCAGTCAGTCATACCCGCTGCCAGCACTTCATTCAAGTCCGGTTGATTCATTCGCGCCCAGGCCGGGTGATCGCTGACACTCGCCAAACACATCACCAACGCATCCCCACGGTCAGGCGAACTGAACCCACGCGCCTTCATCTCTTTCTTGCTCTCCAGGTTGAGTTTGCCGGTCTTTGATGTCCCGACCCGCCGAGTAGTCAACTGACTGTGTAAAATCTCGTCACCGGGCAGTATGGCTTCCATACGGTCGATCTGGCGGGCTGCGCGGAACCACATCTCCGTTCCCCGGTTCTGGTACCGATCCGGTTCCTGCGCTCGTCCGCCCAGGTTCACTTGATGAATCGGCCAACCCATCTCACCCAACTGATGGCACATCGGTAACCCCAACCCACCCGCATCCCCAAATATCTGCTCAGGTTTCAACCCGGCTTTCTCGAACTCCAACGCAAAACGCGCACAACCGGCCATCGTGTTCGCCTCGCGCCAGGCGACTAGCTTGGTGACTTTGTTCCCGATCCGCATACAAAACACACTCTCATCCCCGGCAGCCGCAAAGTCGCACGCCGCCACCATCTCCTGGCCGTCTTTCGTAGGAGGACTGTCCAAACATTGCATCAAACTCTCCCACGGTATCACCAAACCTTCGCCGCTCGTCTCCTGGAACGCTCCGTAGATCATCGACTGGATCAACGGATGTTCGCGCCCCCACATCTCTATCTGTTCGTCGATCCACGATTGCTTGATGTGCGGACACTCGAATGCGGTTACCGTGTGTAATTGCCACCATTTCTGCTCTTTAGAGAAAATCTTATAAAACTTCCCCGTGGTTCCACCGGGCGAACTCATCGCCAGGATTCGATTGGGCTGAATACGCGCCACCGCCTCAAATAAATCCTCCTGAATCGACTTACACTCGTCCAGGATTATGAAAACATTGCCGTGAAAGCCTTCAAACCTACCGGGTTGGTCTGTCGCAAATCCCAAGATTCTCGACCCGTTGTCCATCGTCAGGTCGGTCTGGTTGATCTGCATACCGAGTCCCGCCACTTTACTCGCTAACGCCCGGATCTGAGGCCAAAGCTGTTCTTTGACCTGGCGATAGACGCCACTCGTTGTGATGACAATACTCCCCGGATAGATCAACGCATACCACAACGCCGCTGGTGCGGCTATCATCGCAGTCTTGCCACTACCGTTCGCCGCCTTCAACGCCACCCGGGCACCGGGTTTGCTCAGATCCAACAGAACTTTCTTCTGCCAGTCGTAAAGTTTTAACCCAAAATATTTCTCAGTAAATACATCGCAGTCCGCGTCTCTTGAGGAGACTCGGGTCGCTGTTTTCGATCCAGCAGGTTTTTCGGATTGTCTTGGTTTCGCGCTCGTCTTTGTTTTTGTTTTGCCCATAATCACTCACCTCAAACTTTCCAATAAAATCTCCCACCTCATTCGTAATCTTGTACCCCGCCACCACCTCACTCTTCGGGTGGTACGAAAATAAATAAAACGGACACCGGAAAGATTTACTCGCCCACCGCCCGGCTTCCATCTTGTTCCACCCCACCATCTCTTTCGGATGGAAACCCAACGGACACTCCCGACTCTTAATCTCCGCCACCGCCTTCACAACACCGTTCCTCACAAATAACCCGTCCAACTCACTGTATTTGTCGTTCGTATAAACCCAACTGTCGCCGGGATGATTCTCCAAAATTATGTCTACGCATTGCTGTTCCAATCGGTCGATCATTTGGTGAACAGAAAGTCAGACGCTTTTACCGGTAGTTGACCATTCCAAATAGGTTGCTGAACTCTCCCCATGTCTGCCAACCTCTCCCGGTGTGCTTTAGCGAAAACGCTTTCACCTCTCACAAAATCAATAAACTTCCCGCAGTCCGCTTCCCGCCACAAATTGTCGCCCCCCCCAATCCTCCGCATACCGCTCATCCCCCACATCCAAGTCATCTCCTCAGTGCTGTAAACATTGTACCCCAACCACAATGAGTCTATCGCACTCAACCCGGCTTGCTGCATAAAGTCCGGGTCGTTTACCACACACAAGTCTTTCACATAAATCATCCCGCCCGGATTCAACAACCCCACACACTTCGCAATCAACTTCCCCGGCTCATCGAAATACCCGAAACTCTCACACAAGATCAACCGGTCAAACTTCCGCCCCGCATCATCCCACTCCATGAAATCCGCCAACTCCAAACTCAACTCCGCCAACTCGACCTGGCGCGGACTGATCGTCACCCCCGTCACATCCTCCACACCGTTGTCCATCAAACCACCCATCACTCCACCCACTCCACACCCCACATCCAACACACTGTGCCCCGTGGAGATCAACCCGCGCCCCATCATCACCCGACAGTGATCCACCGGCTCAGGCGCAAACAATGCCGTCTGAAGCAACGAACCGTAAAAGTTCACCCATACATCCGTAAACCCATCGTAGTATGTCTTTATGTCCATCTGTTTTTCTTCTTCCGATTTGCCGCCAGGACGCGCTCCC